TTTAATTAGTCTTTCTTTGAAACGAACGAGTACATCTCTGTAGCTTTTTTCGTAAGTTCCTCGACTGAATATAGTTCAGTCATCTTTTGATATTCTTCAAATTGAATTTGACCTAATTCCATCATTTTGGCTGCATAGATATGGTTAGTTTCATGGATTTGATCCATATACTCTTTAGCCATTTGCAACATATCAGCACGAATTTCAAAAGGATTTTTACTCATTATTTTACTACCTTTGCAAAAGTTTCGCCTGACGCATTAGCAAATTCGCTCATTGATTTAACAGCGGTTTTGGTAAAAGCTGTTTGAGCTTCAATAAAGGCATGCAAAGGTGCAGACAGTTTTTCGTCTTTTACCAATGTGTCAACCATTGTTTTCTTTGTAGACTGAACATGGTCAATCCAATAATTAGTTGTAAAATCATTTAACATTTTAGTTCTCCTGTGTGTGTTATCCGCCTCCTGCGAAGCGGTCCTTTGGTTTATACCAATTCTTTTGATGAAAAATTTTGGCTCTAAGATTTGTAATAGCTTCTATTTCAAATCCTACAACGCCGGTACGCTGATGTTGTAATACAATCAACGCTTCATCAATCATATTTATATCATCAACATCTAAGTTGAAACTGGTATTAGGTTTTACCATTACGTTCTATTACCTCTTAGTGCAAAAAACATTCCACCTACCCATAATAAAACATGAAAGTTATCATATAGAATTACATCCATAAAGCTTTCAGGTTCGCCGATCCAAATAACGCCTGTCATAATACTACAGATTGTAATACCACTAAACCGCGTAGTTAGATCGCCCAATTCTTTAAACCAATTGGCAAGTACTCCGCCAACGAGTAATCCGACTCCTGAACCAATTTCACCATAAACAACAAAGACCCAAACAATTAGTGGTAGTGCAAAGGACTCTGCTGTTCCAGCATCAACGGGCCATTTATCAAGGCCCTGTTGAAGGAATACGATGGCCAATGGAATACGAAGTAACCAATGGCTCATACAAAACTCTGGTATTTTATCAACTAAACTTTTCATTTCGGCTTGCTCATTCTAAATGATCCTCAGCACCATATGCTTCTTGCCAATACTCATGTGTTTGATATGCTGCCGTAACATAGCCTGCCGCAAATGCAAATAAAACCAAAGCCGTAATCTTAAGATTCTTTTTTAGTCCGCCTTTGCCTTTGCTGCGTTTGTATGCTCGCCACATCCACCAAAAGCCGCCAATAGTAAGCACTGTACTGAGTGCAATAATCCAAGGGTTGCTGGCTAATTGCGCCCCTGTTGCTCCAAATATAAGCAACAGAAGTCCGTTAATGTAACATGCTGGACACATTATAGATCAGCCAGTAACTCTTTGAGTTTCTTTTTTGATTTACCTTTTACTTTAGCTTTTGAAATATCATTATCTCCTTCACCTACAACAACAATAGCAATCATACCCATTGTTTTATGCGGTGAACACTGATACAAATAAACACCTGGCTCGTCAAATGTAATAGCTACTTCTTTATTTAGTTTTGATTTCTTTGGTGCTTTCCAACCGTCAGGACCAGCAATAAACTCTACGTTATGCCCTTTGGATGTTGGTACCCAAGTAATAGTATCGCCCACATCAATACGAGCAATGTCTTCGCTATAAACCATTTTAGCACCATCGTCACGTTTATTTAACATTTCAACAGTCATATCTTCAGCGTATGCAGTTGTTGCGAAGAGTGCCATAATACTAGCGGTAATTAAGTTTTTCATATTTGTTTCCTATCTTTATTTCTTTACATTAAGACCGGACGGATTATATTGTTCGCCGTTATAGGCAGGATAGGTGTCGTCCTCTACCCCAAAGTTACATGATGCCACAATCAATAAGAACGCGATTGAAGCATAGGTAGTTCTTTTAGACCATAATATAAAACCATCAAAGGTTTTTTCAGCTTCCTTTTGAGCAGCTGCTCTGACTTCATCATTTGTCATAGCGATCTTGTTCCATAGTAAGAGCGATAAACTTCAGCAAGCTCTTGCTGGTCAGTTGACTCTTGAACGACATAGTCTTCTTTGTCAACTCGGGCGGCGTCCGCTATACCTATAGCATCTTCTAAACGTGATGCTATAGCAATAATTTCGCCGTCTTTTTTTCTAATGATATGCATTAGCTCCCCCATCCAGCAAATTCATGCTCCTCTAAAGGAATGCGCCTTTCTTTACTAGTACTCATTATCAATTTCCAATTCCAAAGCAAGGCAAATGAATTGCCATATTACAATAACGTGCATAGTCTTCAACGCCAACCATAGCTAATGTCATCAACGCAGGCAAAGCAGTTAGCATAAGCACAATAATTAACATAGCCCAACCAAGTCCTTTAGTTGTGCAGTAGTATGTTTGTTCACTCATAAGTTCCATTCCTTCTCTTCTTCAATAGCCATTTGAACAAATTGATAATAGTCTCTATTTTCATCGTCCATATGTGCAAAGTACATACCAGCTCGACCCATTAGTTCGTGGATCTTAGTGTCTGGTTCAAGGTGAGCTCGTGGATGGGATTCCATAAGTGCTTGGATTTCATCCATAACAGCAGTAATTTTTTCTTGAATTTTACTCATGCTCGCCGCCGTTGGCGCGACCATCATACTTACGTCCTGTTTTCAAAATATTATTTAATGACTCAGGATTATTTTCAGCTTGACGAAATGTCACAACTGTAATTGTAATACCACTAATAAGCAATAAGTGGAATGCAGCACTAATACCGAAAGCAAGATAGCTTCCTACCATAAGTGCAAAGATGCCAGACCAAATAAAGAATAGGCACTGAAAGATCATGTGTCCTACCATAGGGTCTAAGTTTCGTAGTGGGGATTTTTCTACTGTCATTACACTATCCCACATATCTTTAGGAATGTTAATGATTTCAGTAATAGTTGTTGCCCAACCAATGGGCTTTGGCTTATTATCCATAGTAATTCTCCGTGTGGGTGTGTAATTATTTATTAGGTATACTATTAATATATCACTAATTGCATAAAAGTAAATAGGTCAAATTGTCACATAAAGGGAGGGCCTAAACCCTCCCAGTGTTAATACAATTAACCGTTTAGTAATTCAGGATTACCAGTATTGATTTCAATCTTACGTGGTTTCTTTTCTTCAGGAATTACATTTTCTAATTTAACTGTCAAAATTCCGTCTGAAAGATCAGCACCATTAACGACGATTGAATCCATTAAAGTAAATCTACGCTCAAAACCTCGTGTTGAAATACCTTTGTGGATATAATCAACTTCACTTGGAGCGGGATGTTTGCCTTGGATACTAAGCTCACCATCTTTCAACATGATTTCTAAATCTTCATACTTAAAACCAGCAATAGCTAATTGTAGTTCATAGCTATCTTCACCTGTTTTAACAATGTTGTATGGAGGGTAGTTGCCTTGACCTGGCGTTGCTGTTTTCATCCTATCTACCATACGGTCAAAGCCGATGAAGAATGGATCGTTAAGCAGAGTTGTGTCTAGTCTACGTGTATTCATTTTGCTATCTCCTTTATATAAGCAAGATTTAATAGGTGAGAACCCGAAGCGAACTCACCTACTATTTATTAACCAGTACTCCCAAAACCACCGTCTCGGTCAAGTTTTTTTTCTGGTTTTTCTTCTGTTTCAGCAATTTTAAGCTTGGGCTGACTGCGAAGTGTTTTTTCAATCATACACTGTACAAGTCGATCTCCATGTTCAATAACTGCTAAACTATCTGTAATATTACTAAGCATCATAAAGACTTCGTCCGTATAATCTGAATCAATTATACCAACACTATTCGTTAATGTCAACCCTCTTTTTAGAGCAGTTCCTGAACGAATGAACATTTTCATAACATGCCCGTCCGGAATATCAAAAATTAATCCTGTAGGTACAAGTGCTCTCATACCTGGTGCCAATTGGAATGCATTTCTAGCAGTACCAACACCCTTAACAGCGATTTCAACTTTTTTATTCCAAGAATTATATGCTGTAATTCTTTGGCCGTGTTCTACACATGCGGTTAAATCAAAAGCAGCAGAGCCTTGTGTAGCATAAGCAGGCAGTGACGCACCGTCTTTCATTCTATATACTTTCATAATTTACTTCTTTCCAATATTATATTTTGCTTCAAGTATCCAATTTGATTTTTCTTTATGAGAAAGAATTTTAATTTGATTAATAGGAGCAGCAAGTGTTTCTGATTCCTGCGGAGCGACTATTGAAATTAAATCCCATTCCTCTAATAAATTCACAATTGTATTTCTTCTAGCTTCATCTTCGTCAGTAAAAGTATTCTTCTTCCCGTCTAAAATAAAAAGCTCTTTAAAATGTAAGATCGAATACCGACCTTGCTTATGTAAAATATGACACGTTTGATAAAGCTTTTTCTCTTTACGAGAGGAAATGCCGATACGTGTAAGTGTTTCTTTTACCTTTAAAAAACTATCTGGGGAGGGAAGCGAAATCTCTATACCGACACCTTTAAAAATGTCTTCATTTTGCATAACGATAGCACCTTATTATTATTAATTATTATCACGATGCCCACCTTGACCATCAGATAATATTTATTTTATTTTGAAACTCCACCAGTAGTTAGCTTATTATGTATTAGTCTTAGGTCATCTTTACTCAAAGCTTTCAAGTATAGTTTGGCAATGGTACGATTACATTGGTAAACTTCTTGGATAGCATCGAGGTCTTTACTTTTATCAGCCTTAGGCCATTTGGAAAACCGTTTGCGTTTACGTAATGCACCACGGTAGTATTGAAATTGAGCATCATAGAATAAGTGTGCTCGCATATTCATTTCATTTGCATGAAGAATAGTATCCTCGAAATTAGTAAACCCGCGGTTAACCATATAAGGTGTGTACTCTTTTTCTGCAATTTCTGGATTATCATGATTACCAATAAGGTCTTCCTTAGAGAAAGACACGGCGTTCATAAAATCAAAGGGACTGATCTCTTTCGGCAAGGGCTTCCTCCAACTCTTTTAACATATCATCAAAATCATCAGCACAGGTTTGGCACATCTTAAAATTAAGAGGACCTTCAGCTGTGTCGATGTCTACACTGTATATTTCTTTTTTACTCATAAGCTTTTCACAATTAAAACATGTGTGCATACCTACGAGTTTTTTAATCCATTCGCTCATTTGTATTCAGCTTCCATCATAACTTCTGTAAGGAAAGCTACCATGTTAACTTCAAGGTCAGCAACAAAGTTTGCTTTATACATATAGTCAGCCAATGTTACTACAAAACCAGGCATGCTTTTCATTTCAACTTTATTTGATGCCATGTCATAAATGCGACGAAACATCTCATTCATATCTTGGTCTGAGTTCTTTGCAACCCATTTGCGCATATCAGTAAAAGCTTTAGACTTGAGCATTTTAAACAACTCATCCATAGACTCTTGCTTAAGGTTAACAAAAATACCTTCATCAATACGACCAGATGCTGCATAGGATTGTAGCTCAGTCAATACACGACGAAAGTCAGGAAAATGTTTTTGAATTACTTTTGCAACTACAGCTTTATCATATGGAACATTTTCTGTTTCAAGAATTGCTTCTACTCGTTTCATAAACTGCATAGCAAGCTGTGGACGATCATTGGTTTCAATAGTAAAATCAACCTCACTCAAACGAGAGCGGAGAGGTGCAATGATACGGTTTTTAAAGTTACATGTGAATATGAATCCACAGTTAGAGGAATATTCCTCGATGAAATTACGTAAAGCTGGTTGAACATTTGCAGCGTTTAGGTAATCAGCTTCATCAAAGATAACATATTTACGACCGCCACTAAGGGATACAGCCGAGGCATATGTTGAGATATCATAGCGAAGGGTATCAATGTTTACGTTCAATGAACCATTCTTTACAATATAGTCACAACCCATCTCTTCAAGCATAGCTTTTGCGATGGTTGTTTTACCTACACCAGGACCACCAGACAACAATAAGTTTGGTACGCTATCATCAGCGACAAACTTTTTAAACATTGCTTTGGTTTTTTCAGGTAGGATAGTGTCGTTAATTACTTGCGGGCGATACTTTTCAACCCACAATACTTCATTTGCTTTTGCATCAATAGACATAATGTCTCCATCATAATATAAAATAAGGTGCGGGTTTGTTTTATAACGAGAGCCCGCATTCGTTTTCCTCCTTAGCTCACCTTATCAGCTAGGGGAGCATCGCCTGGTACTGCAGCAGGAGCGTCTGGGTTAGGCATTGAACCTTGAGGAGGCTCTTCACCTTTTGGAGCATTCTGGCGAAGAAACATTTCAAGTTTATTACGTAGAATACCAATGCCAGCCAGCTCTTGTCCTTCAAAAGCACCACGGCGTGAGGTTACATCAATCATTTGTACAATCGTAGCGATATCCTGCAACGAAATTTGTACCGGTTCTTGTTTTTGTTCTGGGTTTTGTGTCTGATTATCAGCCATTATTCATTTCCTTTTTTGTAAGTCGACTTAGTATCAATTGCCACAAAGTATGTGACGCCTTCGCTTTTAAACTCAGAGATACCCTTTGCGCATAGAGTAACTTGGTAATCCTGAGGCAAAAGCTTAAGATTATCAGTTTTGATAATAATCTTAAATTCATCAGATGTAGTGCCGATCTCAACACCATAATCATCAGAGTTATCGTTATTGCCGTCAATAGCTTTCAGGTAGATTTTACCACCTTCGCCTACAAAGGCAACTTCCGAGAATTGAAGAACTCCAGCAGCTTTAAGTACTGATTGAAGATCTTCCCATGATACAGCAACTTCAACATCAGCTGATGGCAACTGAATATCTTTTTCAGGAGCCGCATGGATCATGGAGATATCAGCATAAACGTATTTGGTACGTTGTTTGCCATTTTGAATGATAAAATACTTATCATGGAATTCCACATCTGGGTCTTTATATAGACCGAGAATGGATAAAAACCGAGACAAATCATATACACAAGCTTGTGACGGGATTTGATCTGGGATAGTCGCAGTTGCAACTAGGGTTTTTTCTGGTGTTACAGTTTTAAGAACATTACCTTCCTTCATTAGGATAGATTTGTTAATGGTCGAAAAACTTTTTAGAATCGTAAGAGTACGTTCACTGAATTTCATTATATAGCTCCTTCAATATTGTATTTATACATAGTATCACTTTTTACGCTTTTTGTCAACACTTTTTTTGTAATTCTTTTTATTACTGGTTTTATCTGCGGTAGCTGACATACCGAGAGATCCAATGTGACCAAGAGAACCTTTAAAAACGTAGGATCCAATGTGCTGTAGTTGTATCCAAGGACACATCCAAATTTTCATGCCAAAAGATCGAGCGGCATTACAAAAGAAATAATCCTCAGATAAGTAACGCTTTGACTTAGGATCAATGACACAGTCAAAATATGCATGGATCATAGTTGAACCATCAAAATGTTCTGTACGTGCATGATCTGGTTTATAAGCCAAATGCGGTGTCTTCTCTTTAAACTTGGTAAACGTATCACGTGGGATTAGCATAAAGCCTGTACCAGCTTCTCCAACCTCAAGTGGTGATGTAATTTCAAATGATGATTGCTTATTTACAGGATTAAAAACATAATCAGCTGTATAGTTTTCAAGCTCAAATGGATTCTCATCAGCCTTACCAGATTTAACTGCAGTAGTTACCTTTTCCCATGCAATAGTTTTCTTAGGATATGGTCCAGTAACAACATTATATTTTTCTGGATCTTGGTTATGCACAGCAATAAGACCAAACACATCTTTTGGATTAAAACCAATGTCTGCGTCAATAAACAAAAGGTGTGTACAATCAGATCTGAGAAACTCATCAACAATATAGTTACGAGCTCTTTGAATTAAGCTCTCATTAAATAGGTAGTAAAACCTAACGGTAATACCATTTGCTGCACAAACCATAGCTAAGTCAGTACAAGACTTAGTGTATGAACCAGAGCATTGGCCACCATACATCGGAGTTCCAACAAAGATTTTATACTCTCTTAGTTGCTCGATTGATATTTCTATTTTACTCATATTTCAATTTGCTCCAAATCTGCTTCAGCTCTAACGATAGTTTGAAGCCTCAAAACATCTGCTGCTACATCGTGTTTACTATCATGCGCTTTAAAATTGTATTCCCATTTTTCTATATTGGATACGGGAATAAATCCATTCTTTCCACCTGGCACATTAAAATTAAATTTGGCGTCAATAAAAGTACGAGTATCGCGTACAGCCCACCATTTTAAATAAGCACCAAGCTTTTCAAGTCGTCCTGCATTTTGAGCAATACGTTCCAAAATAACTGGATCAAAACTATTTGACCGAGACCACCAATAAGCGATGTCGCCTTTTTGTTGTAGATAGTCAATAAGTCGGTCTATAAACTGATCTGATTTCAAATCAAGTTCTGGGTTTGGCTTCATATTTGTACGAAGCTCAGGTGGCTGATCTAACCACCACTGCAAGTCTCGTTTGTTATATTTACAACCATGATTAACCATTTGGTCTTTAATATCAAACTTTGCAGTTTTCATACCAAGAACTAACTCTTTAAATGAGTATGGATTCTCAGTAAATCGTTCCCACTCAAATGTAGTATATGAACAATCAATAGCAGGTACTTCACGAGAGTTTTGACCAATAGTTTCAAAATCAATAATAAAATGTGTACTCATAAAAATGCCTCTAAGGTTGCACCGCGTTCGGTGTATTGTGCTTCTTGTCTATGATTATACTGCATAATGTAGTCCGTGTCAACGGTTATTAACTCATTATTCAAATATTTTTTAACTTCAGTTGCCAT